CAATGGGTTATGACTGCATATGACTCCTTGTGTATAATCCTAAATTGCTACTTTTTTGTATCTTGGAGGGTACCCTTAGTATTCCCGTGACACCGACCGGCCCCCCGCCCCCTAAGTTATCCACAGGTACACATAAGTTATCCACAGGTTATCCACAGGCCCCACAAGTTATCCACAGGCAAACACAAGGCTTGACAGGGCAGGTGTGAGTATGCTAGTGGGTACCATTGGCACAGATATTGCATACACAAGTTATTCACAAGCTGACACAAGTTGGCATGGTTATTGCTACGCGCGCGCGCCCGCTCCTTATATCTATGCTTTGGAAATTAATTGTAAATATATTGAAATAGTTGTTGACACCATGCGGCCAAGCTATATAATGAACCCATCAAGACAAGGGCGCAGCGAGCGCAACACTTAATCAGCACAAGGTATTACATTATGCAAAAAGCACATCTACATCTAATCAAATGGGCGGTTAAACGTGGCTACTCTGTGGCCGTATATGGCGAAGGCGAATTTGACGGCATCCATCACACCTATAAAGAGATAAAGGATAATGTCGAGGCTTGCGACATGGGTGAAATGCTTTTACTAACCCCCAGCGTTAAGCAGGAAGGCAAGTGGAAGAGACTAGCAAGCTTTGCTTATATGTTTGAGTATGAACAAGAGCCAGATGAAATTATTTATGATTGTGTAGTTAATGAAATATCAGAAGCATGGTCGGCTGAGTATAACGCGACAGCATAAACTAACCAACGCCCCGCAAGGGGCAACCAATCAATAGAGGCACTACAACATGAAACACTGGGAACTTGAAATAAACGGCGAACACATCCGCGCAGAGTGGAACGAGTCAGCAACCTTTAACATGCAAATGCCCGTAGGTGGTCAGTGGGTAGACTATCACTGCTTTACCTGCTACGGCATAGAGTCAGAGCAGGAGGCGCTGGAATTCATAATGAAGGAAATAGAAGAGCAGCTAAAAGAAGATGAGTCCCTCTGGGAGGAGGCAGGTATAGAATTTTAGTAGTTGATTTGTCTATGATTGTCAGGCATACTGGCAGTCATTAATAAATTAATTAAACCAAACCAATAGAGGCAATACAAGATGAAACTGAAACAAATCGGAAGTAACATGACTGAGCTAGACATGGGCTTTGCGCAGGTGTTCTTTAGCTATGAAACACCAGTGGCGGCGTGTCTGACTGACGGCACATTAGTGCGCACAGCAGAGCGTTATAGCGTCACCACTACCAAGCATATCAACAAGTGGCTAAATGGCTGCGAGGCGCTTACAGTGTCACAGGAGCGTATTGATTGCCTGTTGACTTCAACCAGTGAATGTGATTCAGACTATAACGAGGTGGCATAATGTTAAACAATTACAAGGGCAACAGCGCACTACTCAAGAAGCAAAAGATAGAGCGAATCGAGCAATATATCGCGGACGGTGTGGTTTATTTGTCGCTGTCTTTGGGTGTCGTCGCTATGTTTACGTTCCTCAACTGGGCCATTATTGCGAGGTACGGCGTATGACTAGCACGATAATCAGGTTTACAATAGGCTTTGCATTTGGCTATGCAATCGCGTACACTCTCACATCAATTATTAATTAGAGGTTTACACAATGGAATTACACGGAGACGAGCACTTGACATGGGACGACGAGCCAATTCACTTGGAGCAATGGGAGATTGACGAGGCACTAGCGGACTATAAACGAGACCATGAGGGCGAGAGATGAACAGTTTAGAACAATTAGAGATGCGGGTAGTGCTATGGCACAGAGACCGCAATTTAATAGCGGGCAGCACCGATGCCGCACAGCATACCAAGCTAGTCGAAGAGGTCAAAGAGCTAGAAACCAACATTCTACTGTCTCAGCCAGTGGTTGACGATATCGGGGATTGCTTGGTCGTATTGATAAACATCGCAGAGCGTAACGGATTGAGCCTGTTTGATTGTCTCAACCATGCCTATGAGGACATAAAAGACCGCAAGGGTAAAATGGTGGACGGTGTATTCGTTAAAGAGCGGATAGACGAGAGCCTGTCGCTAAGCCCTTCTGACGGCGACTACTTGAGAGGTTTTAGGGAAGGGTCAGGGGAGACTCTCGAAGAACTCACAAGCTACGAGAAGGGCCTCAGAGCAGGTCTACTACATAAACAAGGGGGCAGGGTATGAGTTGGCTTATATTTGGGAAGCATTTATCTATAGAGTTGCGTACAGGGACGGGTTTTGACATTGAATTTTGCGACAGTCGGCCCGTGTGGACACAAAACAGCCTAACAGGGGAAGTCGAGCCAATGCCTTTTAAAGGGTGGATCTTGCTTTTGCCCTGTGTTATAATTAGCTGCGGCAATGTATACACATTTGAAGAGGATGATGATGAATGAGTAAAATAAAAGAATGGATAGGCTACGACTATAAACCTATTGAGGAAGCGGTGCCGTACATGATTCAGGAGCTAGTTGATCATGAAATGTACACTATGACACTAGATGAGGCAAAACAGCGGGTAGAGGACAGCGTAAGGGCCTATTATCACGCTCAAAGCACAGATTTAGTGATCCATAAACATAAAAAGGTATTTAGTAATGAGTAGATGCAAAGCGTGTGACCAGATATTGACTGAATATGAGATGAAAAAAAGAGATCCTGTAAATGTCAACCTTTTTCTTGACCTCTGTGGCACTTGTTCGCAGCACTCCAATGAGGCACTCTTCGACGGATCTGGAAATACTTTAGAATTAGATCCGAATAGTGTTGACAGTCTAGTGAATATGACTTATAATACTTAAGTAAGCCAAGGAATAGTTTTAGAATAATCATTAAAGTTAAACACTAAAGGGTACTTAAGTACCCGCAACCAACCTAAAAGGTAATTGTTATGGCAGTAGTAGAAGGTAAGTTAGCGTTTGAGAACCTAGACACCCACGAGATGTATCAGGGGCAGTCCACAGGTAAATATTCCGTTGTGATTAGTCTCGAAGACCCAGCAGCGGACGACCTAGCGGCAAAAGGTGTCAAACTGCGAGAGTATGAAGGCACCAAGCAGCGAAAGTTTAGCACTAAGTACGATGTACCGGTGCTCGACGCAGAAGGTCAACCCTTTATGGGTAGGATTGGCAGAGGTTCAACTGTCAGGCTGTTGTGGGCTGAAGGTCAGCCACACCCAGTTCACGGAACATCCACCTACCTCAACAAGATTAAGGTTTTGGAAGTGGCGGAAGCTGAAGCTGGCGAGGACTTTTAATGCAGGCGGAGTCCACATTTGTCCAACATGAGCCATGCCCAGCGTGTGGTTCATCCGACAACTTGGCTAGGTACTCCGATGGACACGCCGTCTGTTTCTCAGGCGGCTGTTCACACTACGAGAGAGGCGATGGCACAGTTACAAAGATTCACACACGACCAGCGAGGTCATTAGAAATGACAGGCGTAGTAGCAGCGATACCCGATAGACGTATCAATCAGGACACAGCACAACGCTATGGTGTCACAGTGGAATACGGTACTGATGGGACAATATCCAAGCACCACTACCCGTATCATGACAAAGACACGGGCAAAGCTACAGGCACCAAGGTGCGGATTGTAGAGAACAAATCATTTTACGCTACAGGAGGTTTCGATAATGCAGGGTTGTTCGGCCAGCAGGCATTCAAGAGTGGCGGTAAGTACATCACGGTCACAGAAGGCGAGGCGGACGCAATGGCTGTCAACGAAATGTTCGACGGCAAATGGCCAGCAGTCAGCATCCGATCCGGTGCAGCTGGAGCAGCCAAAGACATCAAAGCCAACCTCGAATGGCTAGAGACCTTTGATAATGTCGTCATCTGTTTCGACAATGATAAAGCAGGGCAGGAGGCAGCACGTTCAGTACTAGACCTCTTCACCCCCAACAAGGCCAAAAACGTCACGTTGCCCATGAAGGATGCGGGCGACATGTTGAAGGCTCGCAAGGTAGCGGATTTTGTAAAGGAGTGGTGGAATGCTAAAGCTTATCGTCCTGATGGTATTATTGCGGGTAGCGATACTTGGGATTCGATTATTGAGCAGCAAAGTGTACGATCTATTCCGTATCCGTGGGAATGCCTCAACGAATACACCCACGGCTTCAGAGAGAAAGAACTCGTCACTATCACCAGCGGCTCAGGCATGGGTAAGTCGCAAATAGTCAGAGAGTTGGAGCATTACCTGTTAGGCGCTACGGAAGATAACATTGGTATTTTAGCACTGGAAGAGGATATTCCCAAGACGGCGCTAGGTATCATGTCCATCGAGGCCAACAAACAGCTACACCTTGACAAGACAGTATCACAGGACGAGAAGAAAGGTTATTGGGACAGGACGCTAGGCTCAGGGCGTATCTACCTGTTTGACCATTGGGGCAGTACCAGTGAAGACAACCTGCTAGGACGCATCAGGTACATGGCTAAAGGCTTGGACTGCAAGTGGATCATCCTAGATCACCTTAGTATTGTAGTATCGGATCAGGATAACGGCGACGAGCGTAAAGCCATCGACAGCATCATGACCAACCTACGCAAGCTGGTGCAGGAGACTGGAGTTGGATTATTCTTGGTGTCACACCTACGCCGACCGTCAGGTCAGAAGGCGCACGAGGACGGCGGTAAGATTAGTTTGGGAGAACTCAGAGGATCAGCGTCAATCGCGCAACTTAGTGACATAGTTATCGGTTTAGAGCGTGATCAGCAGCATCCAGATCCAGAAGTTAGAAACACAACATGTGTAAGAGTGTTAAAAAACAGGTTCGTGGGGTTGACAGGGCCTGCCTGTTACCTGTATTATGATAAGGACTCAGGTAGAATGATTGAAACTGCCTGCCCTATATCGGATGACAGTAACGCGGAGTTTTAAATGCGGGAAATAGTATTTGACATTGAGACAAATGGCTTAGACCCTAGCAAGGTGTGGCTAGTGTGGGCCTACGAGAGAGACACTAAAGAGTTTGTTTTGTTCTCAGGCGCTACCGTCTCTAACTTTAGCCAGTACATAAAAGATATGGGAGAGTGCAAAGTAATAGGTCACAACATCATTGCATTTGACATACCTGTCTGCGAAAAGTTGTTAGGTACTGACTTTAGTAAGTGTGAAGTAGTAGATACATTAGTTATGTCACGATTGTCGCAGCCTTCAAGAGAGGGCGGTCACTCCTTAGAGAGTTGGGGCGACAAGTTAAACTTTGCCAAAGGTGATTATGATGATTGGGATAATTTTTCTCAGGCTATGGTGGACTATGGTAAGCAAGATGTTGCACTTAATGAACGTGTGTACCAGATACTACTTAACGAGCTTGCTGGTTTTGGAAGCGAATGCCTTGTACTTGAGCATCAGGTACAGGCGATTATATCGAGACAGATTAAAAGAGGCTGGACGTTAGATCAAGAGAAGTCTTTTATATTGTTAGCAGAGTTAAAGGAGAAGAAGTATGAGTTGGAAGACAAAGTGCATGAGGTTTTCAAACCGTTACCGACATTTGTCAAACACGTTACACCCAAGATTAAAAAGGACGGTACGCAGTCTGTTGTTGGACTCAAGTTTCTTGGCGACGACTGGGAGAAAGTACAAGGCTCGTTCAGCCGCATAGAGTTCCCCGTGTTCAACTTAGGATCACGACAGCAGATAGGTAGACATTTACAATACTACGGCTGGAAGCCCGATAGTTTCACTGAGAAAGGACAGCCCATCGTCGACGAGGCAGTGCTACGCAAAGTGAAAGGAATACCGGAAGCAGCTTTGATTGGTGAGTACCTGATGATCCAAAAGCGTATCGCGCAGGTACAGAGCTGGTTAGACGCAGTACAGGATGACGGCAGAGTACATGGTTACGTAAATGCTAACGGCGCTGTAACGGGCCGTATGACACACTCAAGCCCAAACATGGGTCAAGTACCAGCAGTCTACTC